TTACAAGAGTGGTGTCCACAATTAGATGGAAAGATACACTCCGTAGTTGGTAGAACACACGTAGACGCTAGAAATTGGTTATGTACTGATGGTGGTGGTTTTACTAATCCAAATACATTAATAGATAAGGTAGATTACATAGTTTGGATTGATGCAGACCAAGAATTTAATTATAAACAGTTAACTACCCTATTAGAATACGATTCACCATTTTGTAGTGGATGGTATATAAAAGAATTAGATGGTGCTGCAAGAATTGCAGATTGGGATGAGGATAATTTTAAAAAAACTGCTAAAATGTCATTTTGGAGTGAAAATAAAATAAAAGCACAAAAAAAACCATTTGAAGTAGACTACTGTGGGTTTGGTTTTACTAAAGTACATACAGATATACTAAAAGCAATGAAATATCCTTACTTTAGACAAAGAACGGTAGAAATAGGTAAATATACAGAGAATGTATCAGAAGATGCAACCTTTTGTCTTGATGTAAAGGATAAATTAGGTATAAGACCAACTATATTACCACAATTACGAGTCAATCATTTAAAAGAAATATTTATTTAATATATTTATATAAAACGGAGAAACTTAATGGCATATAGAATAGTAAAACAATTAATACCAGCTCCAACAGCTAGTGTGTATGGAAATGGTAGTTCATTTGAAGACCCAAATTGGGCTGAAAGAAATACTGTTTGGATATCTACGTTAAGTGGTAGTAGTGACATAAAATGGGAATTTAGTGGAAGTAGTGCAGTATCAGCATCAACCGCAAAAATGAATGAACTAACTGGATCAGATGATACAAACCGTGTATATAAGGTTATTCAAATTTAAAAAAAAAAACTTTATTTCATAGTATACTATGATATTTATTTAAACATAAAACTATAAAAACATAGGAGAATATAGTTATGGCTAATGAAGCAACAAAAGTAGAAGAATCAAAAGAAGTAAAATTCACAGATGATGAACTGAAATCGTTACAAGGACTACAAACAAGTTATCAAGAAAAACAAAACGTCTTAGGACAACTTGCAGTTCAAAAAATATTATTAAATCAACAATTGGAAGCACTTGAAGTTCGTGAAGTAGAAGTTGAAACAGAATATCAAACAACTCAACAAGAAGAACGAGATATTGTCAAAACTTTGAATGATAAATACGGGCCAGGTCAATTAGACCCAACTACAGGCGTATTTACACCATCCACTTAAACAACTAATTTAAAAAAACAGTCTTAAATCTTTATTTTGGAAAGTTTATCTTATACTTATAGTAGTATAAGTAAATTGCTTTTACATATAAAAATATAAGATTTTAGGAGAAAAAATATGGCTGAACGAATTGTCTCGCCTGGTGTTTTTACACGAGAAAGAGATTTATCATTTTTACCTCAAGCGATAGGTGAAATTGGTGCTGCAATAATAGGGCCTACGAAGAGAGGCCCAGCATTTACACCAACCCAAGTAACTAATTTTCAAGAATTTGAAGAGATGTTTGGTACGGTTGATGCAAGATTTTATACACCATACACAGTAGAAGAATATCTACGAAGTGCTGGTGTAGTAACAATAGTTAGGGTTTTAGGATTAGGTGGTTATAGTGCCGATTCAGTTCAATTAACAGCTCACTCTGCCACTATGGCCGTGACTCGTTCAATTGCTATTCTTGCTCCATCAAGGGGTTCAACTGGAGTTGGTGATTTAAGTACAACTTTACTTTCAGGTCTTTCATCGGCTAATACAGGTGCATCTTTTACTGTAGTTGTTAGTGGTAGTGATGTATCTGCTGAAACATATGAATTATCATTTAATACAGGTAGTGCTAACTTTGTAGATAAAGTTATTAGTGGTGACCCCCAATCTGAAAAATCTGGTGATAATACATCTTCAGTTTATGTTTATAAGGTATTTAAAAATACTGCAATGAACCTTCCAGGTGGTCAAGCTGTCGCTACTTCTTTCGCTTCTGTTGTAGTTACAAATGGCGGATTTAATTTCTCAGGTGGTGCAAATACGTTTGATACCAAAGGAGAAGCTGGAACTTGGACTGGTAATGTAGATTATCAGTTTGCTAGAACACCATATATACAATCTCAATTATTAAATGGTAGTCGTTACAGTATGTTTAGAGTGTATAGTCGTTCACATGGAACTGATATAAATTCACTTTACAAGATTAAAGTTCTAAATGTTAAACCTGATACTGACATAGCAGGTTCTGATTTTGGCACGTTTTCAATACAAGTTCTAAAGGTAAGTAACGATGAGGTACTAGAACAATATGACACCTTAACACTTGACCCAAATTCACCAAGTTATTTTGCTAAAAGAATTGGTGACCGTCACGTTGAGATTGATTCCAATGGTAAATTAACCTTTTATGGTAACTATCCTAATTTAAGTAAATTTATTAGAGTAGGTGATTACTCAGGTATGGAAGAAGATGGTATATTTAAATACCCTAAGAGTATAGTTCCATTAGGACATAAAGCAGTATATAATCCAGTCCCAGGAGCAACTAACGTTCCAAGTGCGTCATTTAAACGAGAACAAACGGATGCAAATGGTACATTTGATAGTACAGTTCCTTATGGTATAAATCTTATTGATGAAAACGTTAAAGAAGATAATAAACAATATCTCTCACCAATACCATCTAGTGCTAATGTAGGTAATAATGTAAGTATGAGTCTTGAGGATATGTTTGGAGATAATGATTTTGATACTTCATTATCTAATACATATTCAGGTGATTTAGTACCATTATCACTAAGTGGTTCAGCTACTCAACAGTTAAAGTTTGTAGTTCCTTTCCAATGGGGATTTGATGGTAGAAACCCAGCAACTCCATTTTCGGTAGGTACAGATATTTCATCTACTAATACACAAGGATTTGACTTATCAAGTGCCGCGGCTAGTGGTTCTGTTGCATATAAGAGAGCTATTAACTCTATCAGTAATCCTGATGAGTTTGATATTAACCTATTAGTAACACCTGGTGTAGTTCACAGTATACACTCTTCAGTTACGAATCACGCAATATCTAAAATCGAAGCTCGTGCTGACGCGTTCTATATAATGGACGCCGCTGGATATAATGATTCAATATCAACTGTAAGGGAAACAATCAAAACACTAGATACTAATTACGCAGGTACTTATTATCCGTGGGTTAAAATCGTAGATAGAAATACAAATAGACCAGTATGGGTGCCGCCATCGGTAGTACTACCTGGTATAATTTCTTATAATGATACCGTAGCTCACGAATGGTTCGCACCAGCAGGTTTGAATCGTGGTGGTTTGACAACTGTGTTAGAAGCTAAGACAAGATTAACACATTCAGAACGTGATGACCTATATGAGAACAGAATCAATCCAATTGCTTCTTTCCCTGGTCAAGGTGTTGTAGTTTTCGGACAGAAAACATTACAATCCAAACCATCAGCGTTAGATAGAATCAATGTTCGTAGATTGTTGATTGCATTAAGAAAGTTTATTGCAAGTTCATCAAGATACTTAGTATTTGAACAAAATACTCAAGCACTAAGAAATCGTTTCTTGAATATTGTAAATCCTTATCTTGAACAGGTACAACAGAATAGTGGTTTAAGTGCATTTAGAGTAGTAATGGATGATTCCAATAATACTCCAGATGTTGTAGATAGAAATCAATTAGTTGGTCAGATATTTATTCAACCAACACGAACGGCTGAGTTTATTGTACTCGATTTTGTCGTTCAACCAACAGGTGCTACATTCCCTGAATAAGTCTGACTTATAAATAGATGTAACGTATAATGATAAACCCCAATTTCGGTTGGGGTTTTTCTTTTTTACTTAAAATTTCTTTAAGTGATATTTATTTATGAGTACAAATAAAAGACTTTTTTTTAGGAGAATAAAGAATGGCTACATTAGACCCTTCAGAAATTATGTTTACACCGTTTGAACCGAAGACAAAAAATCGGTTCATTATGTATATCGAAGGTATACCTGCATATTTAATAAAGACAGCGAATAGACCAACTATTCAATTCGAAGAGATAGTTTTAGACCACATTAATGTAAAACGATACATTAAGGGTAAAGGTGCGTGGCAACCTATTGATATTACATTATATGACCCAGTTGTTCCAAGTGGTGCACAAGCTGTTATGGAATGGGTTAGGTTATCCCACGAATCAGTAACAGGTCGTGATGGATACTCAGATTTTTATAAAAAAGATGTTACATTTAATATGCTAGGACCAGTTGGTGACGTAGTAGAAGAATGGACACTAAAAGGTACTTATATTGAAAGTGCAAACTTTGGTGATATGGATTATGCATCAAGTGACCCCGCAGAAATTCAATTAACACTAAAATATGATTACGCAATCTTACAATTCTAATAGGAGAATACAATGACTGAATGGATAGCAGCAAATTGGGAATACGTTTTAATAGCGATTTACGCTTTAGAAAAAATCGTAAAACTTACCCCGACAAAATATGACGATATCGTTTTCGATATGATTCTTAAACCAATCAAAGAGAAATTAGCACCGTCAAAATAATTCGTTATTTCGAACAAAACAGTTATATTTATAATTAGTTATTAAAAATTAATCACAAAGGAGTCATTTATGGCTGATTACAAATTCCCTACAGAGATGGTAGAATTACCATCTAAAGGGTATTTTTACTCCGAAGGTCATCCACTTTCAAGTGGCAGAGTAGAAATAAAATATATGACCGCAAGAGAAGAAGATATTCTTACCTCTCAGAACCTAATAAAACAAGGTACAGTAATTGATAAGTTACTAGAAGCGTTGATTGTAGATAAATCAATTAAACTAGATGATTTATTATTAGGTGATAAAAATGCAATTATGTTAGCGTCTCGTATTTTAGCATATGGTAAAGATTATGGTTTTACTTATGACGATGAAGAATACTCAGCGGATTTATCAACACTTGAACCAATAGACTTAGATTTTTCTAAATTAACTAAAGGTCAAAATGAATTTCCATTTAAATTACCAACTTCAGAAAGAGAAATTACATTTAAACTGTTAATTGGTAGTGACGAGATTAATATAGCTAAAGAGATAAAATCAAGAAAAAAGATATCTAAAGAGGAAAATTCAACATTTACTACTCGTCTAAAACATATGATACTTTCAGTCGATGGTAGTTCAGAAAAATCACATATAAATAACTTTATAGATAATGAGTTTTTATCAAGAGATTCATTAGCATTTAGACAGTATTTAACATTAGTTACACCAGATATGGATATGAACACAAAAATTACTGATTCCAATGGAAAGAACATAGAGGTTGCGGTTCCGATAACCGTCCGATTTTTTTGGCCTTCCACCGGAATATAAATTAACAATACACGAGGAAATATTTCAACTAATATTACACTCAAAAGGTGGTTTCACTTTTAGTGATGCCTACAACTTACCTATATATCTTCGTACATTCTATTTAAAACGATTACAAACTTTCTATAAGAAAGAAGC